CTCGATGCCTGCTCTTCGCGAAGGATGGGACGGTCGCCGAGTACGCCCGCATCCACGCCGCGCACCGCCGCATACTCGTCGACCGAGACGGCACCCGGCGCGAGTTCAAGGCCGAGTCGGTGCTGCGCCTGCACGACGACGACGAGGATCCGCTCGTCCTCTACCGCGAGGTAACGCCATGACGCAGCAGTCGCTCCTCGTCGAAGCGCCGCGGCCCACGCCTGTCGCGCGCTCGACCCGCGCGCTCACGTTCTTCGCCGCCGGCACGCCGCGTCCCAAGGGCTCGCACCGCGCGTTCGTGGTGAACGGCCGCGCGATCCTCGCCGGCATGGGCAAGGACGAGAAGGGCTGGCGCGCCACCGTCTCCGCGGCGGCGAGCGGCGCCATGCAGGCCGCCGGCGTCGCGCCCCTCGAAGGCTGCGTCGAGGTCCTGCTCGAGTTCTACGACCAGCGGCCCAAGGGCCACTTCCGCGCGAACGGCCAGCTCAAAGCCGACGCCCAGCCACGCCCGACGAAGGCGCCCGACGCCGACAAGCTCATGCGCTCGGTCGGCGACGCGCTGAACGGCGTGTGCTGGCGCGACGACGCCCAGGTCTGCGAAGCCACGATCCGCAAGCTCTACACCACCGAGGCGCAGCCGTTCGTCGGCGTGCGCGTCACCGTGCGCCCGTTCGTGGGCGCCTAAACCCAGGCAGCGAGGAGAACCCAGATGGCGAAGAAGAGCCCGACCACGAAGAGCAAGAAGCACCGCCAGGCCCCAGCCGAATGGCAGGACGCCGTCGATGCCTCTGCCGCGAACGACCCCGCCGACGAGAACGACGGCACCGGCATCGTCTACGAAAACGGCACGCCGTACGTCATCGAGAAGCTCACGCTCGAGGAGCAGGCCGCCGCGGGTCATCGCCTCGGCGAGCTCAACATCGAGCTGCGCGAGCTCGAGTTGGACGGCGCGCGCACGGCGACCCTGCAGCGCAAGAACGTCAAGGCGCTGAAGAAGAAGATCGCGGACCTGAGCCAGGAGGCGTTCGACGGCCTGCGCAAGGCCAGCACGCAGAAGAACCTGCCGCACACGGAGCCGGGCAAGCCCGAGCCGCAGGCCGAGGCGTAGCGCGCCATGAAGCTCAGCCCGACCGACATCCTGAAGCGGCACGCGCGCGAGCGTTGGCTGCGCATCGGCATCCGGTCGGCGAACCTCGACGGCGACGTCGGCAGCACGCCGCGGATGAGCGAGTCGGCCTGGGTCGACTCCTGCCAGCTAGTCCGCGGCGTGCCCGACCAGCTGCTCGACGTCCTCGGCGTGAAGGAGTGCGAGGGCAGGACGACGACCTGGAACGAGGAGGCGCGCGAGGTCATGGGCGTGACCGACTGGTACCCGACCGAGCAGGTCGCCGAGCCGCTCACACTCGCCGCGGCCGCGCGCCGGCTGGGTCTGGCGCACCTGGATCACAAGGCGCTGAAGGCGATGCGCTTGGCAGCGGTCGCCATCGTGACGGAGAATCTCTTGACGCGCCGCGGGCGCGAGAACGGGGTAGGCGGGATGAAGACGGTCCTCGCAGTGCTGGTGTGCGTCGTGATGTTGGCAGGCTGTGGATCGACCGAGGAAGGAGATCCGCCCGATGCTGCGCCTGATGCCCAGCCCGTAGATGCAGAGGTACCCGACGCGCACATCGACGCGTGCGCTTCCAGCTGCGGTGGCTGTGGCGAGCCGGGGCACTCGTGTTGCCTCGGCACCGCGCCGGATCCGGCGATGTACTGCCTCGACGAAGGCGTGGTCTGCGACCAGCTCTCCAACGTGTGCATCGACCTTCGATGAACGCGCCGGCACCACGCCGCGCACGGCTCGAGGGCTGGAAGCAGATCGCTGCCTTCCTGCGCATGGGAGTGCGCCGAGCTCGCCGCCACGCCTCGCTGCGTCGCGTGGCCGAGGAGCGACTGCCGGTCTGGAGGCTCAGCTCGGATCCGACCGCGCCCGTCTGTGCCTACACGGACGAGCTCGAGGAATGGGAAGCGAAGGCCCGGCAGCGCAATCCGGTCGTCACCCGCGACTGAAACCCTGGACAGCGTGACTCGAATCGATGCCACGGGATGCCATGTGCTCCCGCAGCGTCGAGATTTCTTGCGTGGTTAGGCCTCGACGGGCACAACGGACTGGCCCCGAACGTGTGTCCGCAGGTTGAGCGCGAAGCCGACCAGCGTTGAAACACGGCTCGCGAGGGACGCCCGCGTACCGGTGGCTTAACCCCAGGCGATCCAGGAGATTGCAGATGGCACCCGACATGACGACCATGGACCTCGAGCAGGCCAAGTGCGCCCAGCTCAACGCCCAGACCTCGGGCATCGGCACGTCGCCGAGCCAGCCCGAGCACATCATGCAGTTCTTCACCTACGCGCACCTGCCGCCGGCGCTGCAGGACGTCTCGGTGCCCTTCGAGGCGCTGGCCCAGGGCATCGTCCGCAACCTGCCGCGAAACCCGGAGCGCACGGTCGCGCTTCGGAAGCTGCTCGAGGCGAAGGATGCCGCGGTCCGCGCGTTCATCGCCAAGTAAGGATTCCTGCCGCTACAGCTTCGACCCGTTCGACTCGGGTGAGGCTCTCGGCGCGTCGGCTCCCTGACAAGGAGCGCGGCATCGCGGTTGGTGCCAGGTACGTCGCAAATACCCTGAGCGCGCCGGCGGGAGGATGTTGATGTCCAGCCAGCTCCTCGTCGAGGTCGACGGCCTCTACGGCTGCTGGCTCTGGACCGGCAAGACGAACTCGAACGGCTACCCGACATGGTGGACGAAGGACGGGCCTCGGAACGCCCACGCCGAGCTCTACGCGCGCGTGCGCGGCAAGGTCGCCGACGATCGCGTGCTCGACCATGAGTGCCGGCGCCGCATCTGCGTGAACCCCTGGCACCTCGACCAGGTCACCCAGCGCGAGAACGTGCGGCGCTGCGACTGGGGCTACCGGAGCAAGCTCAAGCAGCTCAGTTGCAGGCACGACGCCTTCCTCGATGCTCTGCGCACGCCAGAGGGGGGCAAGGTTTGCCGTCACCCGACCTGTAAAGCGACGCAGCAGGAAGCCCTAGGAAGGCTCGGGCTCAGCGGACCAAGCGCGGCTTGATGAAGTGCCGTCCGAGGGCAGGGCGGGCAGCAGGCGCAGCGGCAGGGCCATCCCAGGGCAATCCCCCCCTCCCCCGGGTGGGCAGACTCCTCTGGAGGCTCCCCTGGCACGGAGACCCGAAAATCTACAAAAAGGACGCGAATTTACGCGTCGAACCCGGAGAAACCATGGGAAAGCGCGGCCACATCGACGAAATGAAGGCCCGACGGCAGCTGAAGGCGGCTCAGGAGGCCGAAGCAGCCCGCGTGTCGACCCTCGAGCCACCCGATCCGGCCCGGATGGCGATGCAGAGCGACTACATCCTGGTCCGCAAGCTCGACAAGACGCGGACCGAGTCGGGTCTGCACATCCCCGAGGGCGCGACGACGTCCAGCATCGGTGACGGCATCGTCGTCTCGGCTGGCCCGGGGCAGTGGAGCCAGGGCGTCTCGAAGATCGAGCTCGTGCCGATGCCGTGCAAGGTCGGCGACGAGATCATGCTCGACCCGCAGGCCCCGGCGTACGGCATGCCGGCCGATCGGATGCTCTTCGCCACCCGCGCCTGCTTCGTCATGGCGGTGGTGAAGCCGAAGCCCGTCCTGGTCGAGTAGCCGTGAAGCGCAGGACGCTGGCGGAGGCGCACACCGCCTTCCGCGTCGGCATGCGCGTCACCGGGCCGCCCGAGGCATTCGGCCTGCCACCCGATCCGCGCTCGGGCATCTGCTCGACGCATCGCGACGACGGCGCCTACGACTGCCGCATCTGCTACCCGCCGCGCGCGACCGTGACCGTCACCGCGGTCGACAATCGGACCGGCACCATCACACTCGACTCCGCGGCGCCCAACGACCATGCCGACGCGATTGCGAGGGCGCTGTGGCCGCTCGGGTGAAGCGTCGCGGGCGGCCGCCGATCGTGCCGCCCAGCTCGAAGCCCCTCCTGGCCGCCGGCGCGCAGCTGCCGAGCGACCCGATCGAAGCGTCGCTCGTGCTCATGCGCGGCCAGCTCGAGCGCGTGACGAGCTCGAGCGAGGCGGCGAACCTGGGCCGCTCGATCGCCTCGCTCTCGGCCGAGCAGCGGAAGCGCGAGGACGCCCTGATCAAGCGGCAGCAGCGCGCGACCCTGCCGGAGAACGTCGAGCTGACGAAGTCGATGGTCGAGGAGTGGCCGCAGGCCCAGCGCCGCGAGCTCCGCGACTGGATCCTCACCCTGGAACCCTTGGAGGGCTCGCGATGAAGGACGGCCTAAACCGGCGCGGCTTCCTCGGCGCGCTCGGCGCCCTGACCGCGCTCGTCGTCGCCACGCCGCTCCTGGCGCGCGAGTGCGCGGCGCCGCCCGAGGAGCTGGTCGAGACCTTCGAGGGCATCGACCGAAGCGTCGACAATCGCCGCCTGGCTGGATCGGGCACGGCCGTCGACCTGACGACCTGCGCCGAGATCTACAAGAAGCTCTACTCGAAGAGCGTCCCGGCGGCGCTCGCGCGGCGCCGCCACCCGATGTACGCGGCGATCGGCCATGCGTAGCGGCCACTTCGCGACGGGCTACTCCACCCGCGAGATCGTGCGGCTGGCGCCCGGCGACGCGCGCTTGTTCGCCCCCGGCATGGCGGTCCGCGTCGACTCGAAGCTCTGCCGGGTGCGCGCCCTCGACGACCTGGGCGACGAGATGCTGGTCGACCGGCCGCGATGGTGGCTGGTCTGGCAGTGGATCAAGGGGATTGGCCGATGACCCGCGAGGAACTGCTCACTCTCCTGCGCGCCCTCGCCGCCAAGGCCGACCGAGACGAGGACGACCCGGAGGACGACCACCCGGCCGCCGACAAGGCGCTGCTCACGTTCATCAACGACCCCGAGGTCACCGCGGCCTTCGACGCGATTCGGAAGTGGTACTCGTGAGCGTCTACCGCGACCACAAGCCGGACAACGTCGCGCTGAGCGAGCGCACGCCCTGGTGGGAAGAACTGGCCGCCGCCGCCGTCAAGGCCCACAACCGACCGCCGGCGCCGGAGTTCCGCCCGCCCAGCCCCCTGGCCGCGGTGCAGGTGGCCCTGAAGGTGCGTCCGCCGCTGTGCCGTCACTGCGATCGGCCCGTCGACCGGATCGCGTCGACCATGATCCCGATGGCCGACGAAGTGGTCTTCGTGGCCCAGTGCCACGGACGGCGCGAGGAGCGAGTCGTCAACGGCGCCCAGGTAGCTGCGTCCTACGCCGACGGCAACTATCGCGCGCTCATCGAGCTCGTGGCGGCTCCCTTCTTTAGCCGCGCGGATCGGGTCCTATGAGCGTCGACATCCGCATCCGGCGCATGCGCCCGGACGACACGGCCTTCGTCATCGACACCTGGGTCGAGACCTTCCGCAACACCTACGCGGCTGGCGTCGTGCCGATGAAGTTCTACCAGGCCGACTACCGCAAGTACGTCGCGACCCTGCTCGCGGACCGTGAGCCCGACGTCCTGGTCGCCTACGACGCGGCGGCGGAGGTCGCCGGCGCCGAGCTGCTCGGCTACCTGGTCTTCGAGACCTCGGCGACGTTCCCGGCCGGGCGCCGGATGAAGACGGTCGGCCCGGTCGTCCACTACTGCTACGTGAAGGAGTACATGCGCGGGCACGGGCTCGCGCGCGCTCTCTTCGCCGCCGCCAAGATCGACCAGCACGGCGAGCTCTACTTCACCTTCAAGCCGACCGAGCACGACCGGAAGCCGGACGCGAAGAAGTGGAAAGACACGATCCCGCGCGCGCGCTGGAACCCCTTGATCGCGCGCTACCCGAAGACCACGACCCCGACGGAGCAGACGACCAATGAAGCTCAAGCAGGTGAAGTTTCGCGAGAACGTCGACATCCGGGGTAACAACGACTCGGGCTGCACCAACGACCACGGCATCGAGCTGTGGCGCGCGCCGAACGGGGACGTGATCATCTCCTGGGCCGCGAGCAGTGGGCGGGACGCCGACCAGATCATCGTCGGCCACTCGAACATCAAGTATTGCAAGCCGGTCACGCCGATCGCCTTCGACGGGGCGAAGGCCGAGTCGAAGAAGTGAGCGGCATCTCCGCGAGCTTCACGGCCGCGACCGAGGTGGAGAAGGCACAGCCGCGCGCCTGGGATGCGGAGTGGGCCGGGCTCGGCGAGCAGGTCATCGCCCTGGAGGCGCTCGAGCGGCTCAACCGCCGGGGCATCGTCCTCGCCGAGGGCCGCAGCCACGAGGAGCACTTCGCGCTGGCCTGCCTCTCGCTGCTGTCGCGCGTCGACGATGCCCGACGCTTCGCCACCGACATGCAGTCGGTCGCCGCCGTCGAGCAGCGCGCCCGCGCCGCGGTCGCCGAGCTCGAGCGAATGCGGGTCATCGACCAGCGTCGGCGCGAAGCCCTGGTCGCGGTGTTGGGGGCGCTCGAGCGAGTCGGGGAGCTGCTCGCTCCTCCATAGGCCATGCCGTCCCAGGCGCAGGTTGCGGCGCTCCTCGCCCCGCAACGCAAGCGCGCCGAGTCCCGCGACCCCGCCCGCCGCCGCGCGCGCGCCGAGCACATCCTCGCGGACCTCTGCGACGCGCAGCGCGAGTTCGTCCTCGACCCGAACCGCTGGGTCTGCGCCCTCACCGCGCGCCAGGTCGGGAAGACGCACGCCGTTCGAGCCCTCGCGCTCTGGACGCAGCAGGTCATCGCCGGCGCGCAGATCGTCTATATCGGCCAGACCCGCGAGTGGACGAAGGAGGTCATCTGGCCGGCGCTGCTCGACGCGAACCATCGCTACAGCCTGGGCCTGAAGCCAGACAACGTCGGCCTCCGCCTGGTCGACCCGGTGAGCGGTGGCGTCATCATGTGCGCCGGCGCCGACGACACGGCGGCGATCGAGAAGTTCCGCGGCAAGACGCTCGACCTCGTCATCGTCGACGAGTGCAAGAGCTTCAAGCCGATGCTCTTCGCCCGGCTGCTCCTCGAGATCATCATGCCCACGCTCGCGAAGCGGAAGGGCAAGCTGGTCCTCATCGGCACGCCGGGCTCGATCCTGGTCGGGCCGTTCTACGAGATCACCCACCCGGGCGCGAAGATGACGCGGCCCTGGGCCGAGCGCGAGGACCCGCGCTGGACCGATGAGGGCGTGAAGTGGCAGTGGAGCCTTCACCGCTGGACCGCCCGCGACAACCCCGCCACCGCCGGCGTCTGGGACGACGCGCTCGTCCTCAAGGAGATGAGCGGCTGGACGGATGAGAATCCGATCTGGCGGCGCGAGTGGCTCGGGCAGTGGGCCGCCGACGATACCGAGCGCGTCTACAAGTACCGCGCGACGCTCGACGACGGCGCGCCCTGGAACCTCTGGACGCCGGGCAAGAAGACGAAGGCCAACCCCTTCGGCCTGCCCGAGGGCCACGAGTGGCACTACATCTACGGGCTGGACCTCGGGTGGAACGACCCGACCGCGCTCGAGGTCCTGGCCTACTCCGACACGCACCCCGACGTCTTCATCTGCTTCGAGTACTCGCGCCAGCACCTGCGGCCCGAGCTCGTGGCGCAGCTGCTTCACGCGACCATCGCCATCACCGGTCACCCGGACGCGATCGTGGCCGACATCGCCGGCCTGGGCGGCGGCTACCTCGACGAGCTCCAGCAGGTCTACGGCATCACGGTCGAGGCCGCGGAGAAGAAGCAGAAGAACGACTTCATCGAGCTGGTGAACGGCGACCTGATCGACGGCCGCATGAGGGTCTCCGTCGACTGCCCGAAGCTGCGGGAGGAGATGGAGACCCTCCAGTGGGAGGACCCGGATCCGGCGTCGGGCTTCCTGAAGGAGAACAAGCGGCAGGCCAACCATCACTGCGACGGCGTGGTCTACGCGCGCCGCAAGGTCGGCCACCGCTTCGGCAAGGCGCCCGAGGCCAAGCCGGCGCCCGGCTCGCCAGAGGAGCTCGAGCAGAAGGTCGAGCAGGCCGAGGAGGCCTTCTCCTCGAAGGCTCGCCGCCAGCTTGACGACTACAGCGACGACGACTTCGGCGGCCCGAGCGGCACAGCGGAGTGGGACGTCTTTTCAGACGTGTGAGGTCCGAATGAATGCAGACGAGGGGCGCGCCTGGCTCGAACTCCTGGTGCAGGCGGCTCCGCGCCTGCGCGACCAGGGCGTCACGCACGTCGAGCTGGGCCCGCTCAAGTTCGACGTCGCCCTGGTCGAGGTGATCGAGCTGCCGAGCCGAGCGCCGGCGCGCGAGACGCACGACGACGACCCCGACGACGCGGGCGGCATGAACGCCGACCCGCTCGACGACCCTGACACCTTCGACGGCAAGAGCGCGCCCGGCTTCGCGGCGCTCAGGGACTAGGCCATGGCCGAGCGCGACTTCAAGACGACCTGGTGGAAGGCCGAGGACGGCCAGGCCCATCGCGCCGTCTTCGCGCGCGTGGAGACCATCGAGTCGGAGCAGGCGCGCATCTTCAATCGCTTCATCAAGCTGGCGAAGCTGTACGACCGCCACGAGACCCTCGGCCAGGGCAGCGACGCGGCCCTCCTCGACTCCGGCCGCGGCGGGCTCACCGCCGACACGCTGGTCTCCGAGAACGTCGTGAAGTCGAACGTCGACACCTTCGTCGCGTTCACCGGCTCGTCGCGCCCGGGCATCCGGTGCATGACCGACGGAGCCGAATGGTCGATCCAGCGGCGCGCCCGGAAGATGGAGCGCTGGATCGAGGGCGTCTTCGAGCAGGTCGGCGCCTACCGCCACGGACCGCACACGGCAAAGGCCGCCGGCGTGCTCGGCCACGCGGCGCTCAAGGAGTACCCCGAGCTCGACGCGGAAGGCGACTACACCGGCAAGATGGCGCTCGAGCGGACCGTCATCGACGAGATCGTCGTGGACGAGGTCGCGTGCAAGAGCACGCCCCCGCGCGAGATGTTCCACCGGCGCGCGGTCGACCGCGAGGCCCTGATCGACCAGTACCCCGACTTCGAGGAGGAGATCCGCAAGGCGCCGAGCGGCACCTTGTGGGCGGGCTACCGGCCCTACGAGAAGAACCAGGTCATGGTCATCGAGGGCTGGCAGCTCGGGAAGCGCCACGTTCTCTGCATCGACGGCGCGGACCTGCTGGACGAGAAGTGGCCGCACAAGTGGTTCCCGTTCGTGTTCCTGCGCTTCTCGGAGCGCCTCACCGGCTTCTACGGCTGCGGCATCGCCGAGGACCTGGCCGGGCACCAGCGCCAGCTGAACCGGATCAACCGCCAGACCGACCGCAACCTCGAGATGTTGGCGAACCCCTTCTGGCTCGTTCAGAACGGCGACGCCCAGCTCGGCGCGAAGGTCGTGCAGACCGAGGCCGGCCGCATCGTGATGTACAAGAGCACGAAGCCGGAGCAGGCGCGTCCGATGGCGGTCTCGCCCGAGGTCTATCAGCGCCGCAACGACCTGATCGACAGTTCCTACAAGTTCGTCGGCAACTCGATCCTGTCGGCGCAGTCGAAGAAGCCCGCCGACGTCGAGAGCGGGGCGGCCCTGAACGCGCTCGCGGACAGCGAGACGCAGCGCTTCGCCGTCCAGGCTCAGATGTACGAGCAGGTCTTCATCGACCTGGCGCAGCTCTCGATGAACTGGGCGAAGGTCATGGGCAAGTCGGCGCCCGACGTCATCGTCAAGGCGACCGGGCGCCGGGTGAAGTCGCTGAAGTGGTCCGAAGTAAACATGGACGACCTGCCCTTCGAGATGTCGCTGCAGGCGACGTCGGGGCTGTCGCGGACGCCGGCGGGACGCCTCGACGCGGCCATGCGCCTGGCGCAGTCGGGGCTCATCGGCCCGGACGAGACGCGGCGCCTACTCGAGCACCCTGACATTCAGCGGGCGATGACCATCGCGAACGCCGCCTTCGAGGACATCGAGGCCGCGATCGAGAACATGCTCGATGGCGAGCTCGAGGTCCCGGAGCCCTACCAGTTCCTCGACCTGGGC